CCGGCAAATCCGGCGTAGCCTTGGACGCCTGGACATCGCGCAACCATTTAATGGCATCGTTGTAGAGGCATTCGCGGCGTTCGTGCCCCATATTCTGTGGCAGCCTGTGGACCATAAACCACAAGGATATATTAACGGCACACTGTACGACCATAGAGTTGCGGCATTCTCCGACTGCCGAGAATACCCGGTCAGTGTCATAGCGGCTGCGCAGATAGGAGGATATTTCCTCTATTGCTGAGGCTTCCGCTTTGAGGCGTATATCCTCATTCTGCGTTATCTGCTCAAATTCGTACTGGTCGCATACGGAACTGTAATCGTCAATGGTCAGAAACATGTGCGGAGGTGTTAGAGGGTACAGCTTCATAAATGGCGATTTGCCGGGCCTTTTCTGCGGTGAAGCCCGGGGCGAACCGGTGTTGCCTTATCAGTTGTTTAATGCCCTGCATTGAAACACAAACCGGGCGCCCGTTATGTACGAGTACCAGGAATTTTTTGCGGTAAAGTTCCGCTGATTTTTTGGCTTGTTTGATAGCCTTTTTCTTGCGCCAGTCAAACACGCAGGCGCGGATGTAGTCAATAATTACCATGATACATTTTTTGCATTAGTCCTCCTACCGAAAGAGGGGTTAAACGATTTTGTGCGGGTGTCACGTTGCAACATCCATATAGCGCCCTCATCGGCATCTGGGGCGTCATCGTGTCCGCGCATACCTTTTTCAAAAGCCAGGGTCTGGTCAATGCCGGCAAGCATGTCCGGGTCGTCCCGTTGTGTCTCGTCGTACACCACGAAGCCACGCTCCCACAACGGGCTGATGGCTTCTATACGTTGGAACTTGTCCGGCTTCTTGCGTTTGTCTCCAGTAATGGGCAACTGGTAGCCTCGCAGTTCGCCCTCACGGCGGAACTCGTCCAGTATGGTGTCCTGCATAAAATTGGCTTCCATATACCAACGGACGGAAATACCTTGCTCCCTACACCATTCGTACAGGTCATAACACCACCTTACCATTTCTGCGACTGAGGACTGGCGGACAAAGGCACGGAGGTGGTAAAGCGTTGTGCCGGCTTTTCCCCATAGTTTGGCAGCCTTGAAGTCGTTTTTTGTAGAACCCTTGAACGACGGGTCTATATACAGGACAATTTCCGAGAACTTGGACCATGCCGGGCGTTTTCCCCACCGGATCCACTCATTGCGGAAAATAGCACCTTCAATTATCGGGTTATTCATGTATTCCTTTTGAAAGGCACGATAACCCGCCACGTCCTCAATCTCGCGCACTTCCTGCGGTGTCCATTTGGCAGCCCATGAAATGTTACCCTTGTTGTCGTAAATGTTCACGCGGGTAACATGTACCGACTTAATCCCACACCATTTGGCCAGCACCGAGTTTTTGGCAATCAGGTTGCCCACCATGATAAAACGTCCGCGTCCGCCGTCCAGCGTGCCGAACAGTGCGGAGCGTACCCAGTCAAAGAGTTTGGCGACACGTGCCGGGCTTTCCACCAGTTCGTCATCGTCCAAGTCGTCAATAACGACATAGTCCGGACGGTGTGAACGGTAGCGCAGACCACGTGGAGACTGGCCACGGCCACGGGCGAAAAAAGCCACTTCCGAGCGGGTGACAAACTCCCCGTCTTCCCAGTGCCCATTATTGAACTGTTCGCCAAAGTCGTGGATGTAGCGTTGGTTATACTGTAATTCCGCCTGAATGTCTCCTAACAGTGTTTTTGCGTTGTCCTCACTTTTGCCGACCAGCACCATGACATTTATTTCGCGGCGTTCCTGTATCATAAGCCACATGGGCACGAACACATCCATATTGGTGGATTTTGCTGCACCGCGGTGCCACTGGAATGCCGCTTTAAGGTTGCGGTTTTTGAGTATCTTGTTGGCGGCTTCCACATGGAAAGGCGCACATGGGGTGTTCTTTCCCGTTTCCGGGTTTACGGTCCAGTGGGGAAAGTAATAATCAACGAAAGCGGCATAATCCGAGCGCAGGCGCTTGATACGTGCCAGGCGCTGCGCTTCCGTCTCGTTGATGTTTACGGCGGTTGCGGCCTGTACCGTTTCACAGTGCTGTTTCCACCGTTCCTGTGCTTTTATTATTTCCGCTTTTGTTGCCATGTGCTAAAATGTCTTTTGCAGTTGTTCGCTAATGAAAAGGTCGTGATAATGGTTAATGGTCTGTATCAGTTCAGGAGTAACATTTGGGTCGAAACTCATACGGTATTGCAGCCATTTGCTGAAAGCCATAAAGACCTCTATAATGTCCACCACGGAAGTTTTTTTGTCCAACCGTTCAATGGTGGCGGAAAACTTCACAAGTTTGTCAGCTGCGGCCGCCGTTTTTTCCGGGCTTGGCTCATTCACGAGGTCCTCGACCAGTACGTCGATACTTTTCAAAATCTTGTTTACAAGTTCCGGGCGTGTAATGTTTGCTGCGGAACGTGCCGCCTGCCATCCCCCGTCGTTTACCCACTTTGTTACCGTTTGGGCGGATACTCCTACCTTTTCGGCAATGACCTTTTGAGGTTCACCTTGCATAAAGAGCAGACGCGCGTGTTCGCGCATTTTCTCCAGTTCTTTTTTAGTAGCCATTCATATTAAAAACAGTCTTAAGATGTTTAGCGTACCCACTATGGACACGCTTTCACGGTGCAAAATTGGCTCAAAAAAGCACCACAATAAAAAAGAGTGTAAATCTTTTACACTCTTTTTGTTAGGCTTGTGAAATACCCCCAATTTTGCAGTGCTGAACGACATCGCGGAGTAGAGCAGAGGTAGCTCGTTGGGCTCATTCCCCAAAGGTCGCGGGTTCGACCCCCGCCTCCGCAACAACAATCAGAAGTAAGGTAAAAAGATTGATTAACGAAGCCGGCGCCCCGAGCGCACACCACCCCTCCATACCATTGCGGCGTTACGTGGGCCCGGCTTTATTTTTTTAGACGAATGAAAGAAGTTGTAATATCTACAGAAGCCGTCAACAGTTTCGGCACACGTGTACTGACTTCCGGCATAGAGTTGGGGCAGTTTCACCGTAACCCTGTACTCTTGTGGATGCACCTTAGGGGGTATCAGCGTTCGGCCGGTCCTATTGGTCGTATTGAGAATATACGACGGGAGGGGGACAAACTTATTGGTACCCCTGTATTTGACCAAGAGGACCCATTTGCCAAGCAGATAGAAAGCAAATGGGAAAATGGTTTTTTGCGTATGGCATCCGCCGGACTTGAAGTATTGGAGGTGAGCGATGACCCTTCACTGGTATTTGAGGGTCAGACACGCGCCACTGTTACACGTTCCAAACTTATTGAAGTCAGCATTGTGGACATCGGGAGCAATGACGAAGCCCTGCAACTCTATAATGCCGGCAAGTTGCTGACCCTTGCGGCCGGTGAGGAATGCCCGGCAATCCCTATGCTTAAATTAAACGCCGACCCCGAGCAGCGCGAGGGTGAGGACAATAATAATCCACAAATAAAAAACCAAATGAACAAGGAATTTTTAACCCTGCTCGGCTTGCCTGAAACAGCGACCGAGGAGCAGGCGGTGGCTTCGCTGCGCTTGCTCAAACTGAAAGCCGACCAGGCAGAGACCATCCAGCTTGCGGCCGTAACCACTGCGGTTGACAATGCCATTGCGGAAAAGCGCATTTTGGCGGAGAACCGCGACCACTTCATTGCGTTGGGCAAGTCCGCCGGACTGGAGAACCTGACGGCGACGCTGAAACTTATGCAGCCCCAGCAGAAGCCTACCGAAGTAATCACGTTGGGCAAGGAAACCGCCCCCGGAGCAGGAGCACAGCCCAAGGAGTATGTAAAACTCAGTGAAGTGCCTGAAAAGGAACTTTTGACCCTGCGCAAGGACAACCCTGCAAAGTATGCCGAACTTTTCAAGGCTGAATATGGTGTCGACTGCCCGGAACTCAAAGACTAACCGAACAACAACAATCAATTAACGTAATAGACAATGAACGCAAAAAGCAATTTTCTTAAAAAAGTGATGTGTGCCCTGTTTGCTATTGTGGGCGCGGTAGCTTTCAACAGTGCCTCCGGCGCCGTGCTTGCCGCAGTGGTAGGTTTGCCCGCCGGTATTGGAGCCGTGGCCGGTAATGCCGTTGCCCTTGTTGCCGGACAGTTCGCCCCCGCAGGTGTGGCACGTGCCGGTGTCCTGACCGAAATCTGGACGGGTGAAATGATTAAGACTTTCCGCACGGCACCTGAGGCCTTGGGGTGGATGCAGCGCATCCGTTCCTATAACCAGTATGTGGAAAATGATGTTATCCACTTCACGGAAATGGGCGGTGACCCTAACGTGCTTGTGAACAATACCAGTTACCCCCTTGCCATTACTGCCCTGACGGACGCGGACAAACCTATCAGCCTTGACAAGTTCGATACCGAGGCAACCCCTGTAACCGATGATGAGCTTCACGCTATCAGTTATGACAAGATGGCCAGTGTGCAGGAGCGCCACCGTGATGCTCTGCGCGAGAAGATAGCGCAGAAAGCCATCCACGCAATCGCCCCGGACGCAGACAAGGAGGGTGTGCCTGTTATCAAGACCACCGGAGCAAGTGACGGCACACGCCTGAAAATGACCTATAACGACATCCTGACCCTCAAACGCAAGTTTGACGGAATGGGTATCCCCCAGAAAGACCGTATCCTGGTGCTTTGCAGCGACCATGTCAATGACTTGCTGGAGACCGAACAGAAATTCAAGGAGCATTACAACATCAACCAGACAGAGGGCAAGATTTGCCGCATGTATGGCTTTGACATCTACGAGTATGACGGCACGCCATACTATACCATGAGCACCGGCAAGAAGAAAGCCTGGGGCGCAACGGTTGCCGCAGGTGACGCCCGTGCTTCCGTGGCATTCTATGCCGGCCGTATGATGAAAGCCTACGGCTCCACTAACTTCTATCACAGCGACGCAAAGAACGACCCGCTCTACCACCGCAACCTTGTGAACTTCCGCCAGTGGGGCATTTGTCTGCCTTTGACGGACACCAAGAGTCGCGCGGCAATCGTGAGCGCACCTAAACCGGCAGCCTAACGCATGGGAAAGCAGAAATTAAAATATCTGGTTATCCACTGCACGGCAACCCCTGAGGGCAGGGATGTGAGTGCCGCCGACATCCGGCGGATGCACACAAGCCCGAAACCCCGGGGGCGTGGCTGGCGGCAGGTCGGTTATACGGACCTGTTTCGGTTGGACGGCACCCGTGAGCGGCTTGTGGAAAACAACGAGGACGCATTTGTGGACGGCTGGGAAATCACCAACGGGGCGACCGGCTACAATAGTGTAAGCAGGCATATAGTGTATGCCGGCGGCCTTGACAAGCAGATGAAGCCCAAGGACACCAGAACCGCAGCACAGCGCAAGGCAATGGCCGAGTATGTGCGCGACTTCCATAAACGCCACCCCGATGTAAAAATCATAGGCCACCGGGACCTCAGCCCCGACAGAAACAACAACGGAAAAATAGAACCCTGCGAATGGATGAAAGCCTGTCCGAGCTTCGATGTTTCGGAGTGGCTGCAATCCATAGGCATAAAACAGTAACAACGTGAATGAGCGGCGAAGTAATCACTACCATAGTAGCGGCGCTTGTCGCGGCGGTAGCCGGCCCGTTAGGGTCGTGGATAGGACGAAAGGTCGAGCGTGCAAAATATGAAGTCGAGGTCGGCAAGCTCCGTGCGGAGCTGAAAGACAAAATCGCCGAAGTAAAGAGCCATGAGCTTGAAAATGTGCGCAAGGCTTCCGACATCCTTATGAAGTCGATAGTTCCGCCGCTTCAAGACGAAATAACCAAATTAAGGAATGATGTACAACGGCTTAATGTCGCGCTTGAGCGCATTTGGGGGTGTCCTCATGTTGAGCGTTGCCCTGTCAAGTACGAGTTGCTCCTCTACCCGACAAGTGTTGGAGAGCACAAAGCAGGAAACGCAGATCCGGGAGACCACCACCCGGCAGGAGGAAACGCAGACCCGGCAGGAACAGGCGCAGAGCCATGAGGAAACCGCCGAGGCGGTGACGGTTACGGAGATTGAAATCTACGACACCGAAGCCGACCCGGACCCGCAGACCGGGGCGCATCCTGTGAAAGCCCGAATCAGGCAGCGCACCGACCGCACCGGTACCAGTCGCGAAGTTACGGCATACCATGCCGAGGAAACCGCCGAAGTCAAGGAGGCACAGACCTATGACGGTGGCGAATTATCCGAAGCGGTAGTCGTGGCGGAACGACCGCCAAGCCTTTGGGAACGCATCAAAAAAGGCGTTATGTGGGGCGTGGCAATCATCATCCTGGCAGTAGCCGGGTGGATAATTTATAAATTCAAAAGACGATAAACGACATGGCAGACGAATTAAAAGATACCAAGCAGACCGGGACGGAGGCAGCCCCCGCAACCCCGGCGAAAGAACCCAAGGACAAAGGCAACGCCAGACCCAAAGCGCAGAAGCCCGGCAAGGCGGACGCACCGGCAATGCTCAAGGCGGTGGGTCGTGAAGCGTGCAAACTTCACAAACTGGCACAGGTATGGGTGACGGACGACGGCCAGTGTTTCCCACTGGAGGGAGACGCAAAGGCACACGCCGCCAACCTGCCCAATAAAGAACTTATAAAAGTAACTGCGGAATGAGCACAAGACTAACCATCAACAGAACCAACGGGAATGTCCCCAAGACGTTGCAAGGCGAGGACCATATAACCGGCTTTGTGGCTTATCTGCCCGACGCGGAGACCCCGGCAAGTTTCAAGACCGACCGGGTGCAGCCCCTTTCCACGATAGACGCGGCGGAAGCAGCCGGCATTACCGCCGACGCCACCAGTTGGGCGGTCAGGGTGTTGCACTATCACCTCAGTGAGATTTACCGCACCAATCCGGCGGTCAGCCTGTATGTCGGTATTTTCGCCAAACCTACCGGCGCAAGTGATGCCTATTCCTTCGCAGAACTGAAAACCGTACAGAATTTTGCCGGAGGCCGTATCAGGCAGATTGGTGTATGGTGCGGCGACCGCAATATGAGTGCGGACGACATCGTAACCCTGCAAGGAATAGGCGATACCCTGGAAGACCAGGCGGCCGAGTTGTCCATTCTGTACGCTCCAAAAGTGGCGAACATCAAACAGATAACGCAGGACGCAGCCGGTATCGGCAAGAGCCGCGTCAGTGTGGTAATCGGCCAGGCGGGCAGCGGAACGGGTGCAACCCTTTACAAGGACAAAGGCAACGCGGCCAAGAGCAGCGTCAGCGGACTTGGTACCGTCCTGGGGCTTCTGAGCCGTGCCAAGGTACACCAGTGTATTGCGTGGGTGCGTGGGTTCCCTACCGGCATAAATGTCCCCGCCTTCGGTGACGGGACCCTTTACAGGGATTTGGACAAGGCCCTTGTGGAGCAACTGGACAAAGCACGTTACCTGTTCTTTGTCACGCAGCCCGGACAGACCGGCAGCTATATGAACGACAGCCACACCATGGACGAAGCCACAAGCGATTACGCGGCCATTGAGAGTGTGCGCACCATGGACAAAGCTGTGCGTGGTATCCGTGCTAAAGTGGTCCCGGATTTGGCAGGGAATGTCTATATTGACCCAGAAACCGGTAAACTGAAAAGTTATAGTGTCAGTTATCTTGAAAGTTTGGCCAACCAAGCCCTCGAAGAGATGGAACGTAACGGAGAACTCAGCGGCTACAAAGTTGCGATAGACCCGGAACAGAAAGTAATGAGCACCGGTCGTATAGAGTTTGTAATCGAAAATGTGGCAAGTCCTGTGGTCCGCCATTTCAATATAAAGATAGGTTTTTCCCAAACCGTATAACTATAAAAATCAAGACAAATGGCAAGTATAGTAAATAACGGCATTCCTTTGGTTAATGGTATGCTATGCGCATGGGCCGATGTGGTTATCCTTATCGGTGGTGTGCCCATAACGGGTATTGTCGGTGTAGAGTACAGCGACGAACAGGAAGTCGTAAACAAATGGGGCGCAGGCCGTCACCCTGTTGGGCGTGCCAAAGGGCGCATAACCCCTAACGGCAAACTGATTTTGTATCAGGAAGAAGTGCAGGCGCTCCAGGCGCAGGCTCCCAACGGCAGACTGCAAGACCTTCCGCCCTTTGATGTAATCGTGCAGTATCTGCCCGACAGCGGTATAATTACAACCGACAAAATCCGCAACTGCCAGTTTTCAGGCAACAGCCGGAAATGGAAAGAGGGCGATACCGGGCAGGAGGTGGAACTTCCGCTTGTACCGTCCCACATTGAATGGGGCGGCAACGAGTAGCCCGGACCTTATCAGCGGCCGTTAAGCGTTAATGACCTTAACGGCCACTGGCAGTCAATTAAAAACCGATTAAACACCAATTAAACAGTATGAACGAGAATAAAGAAGCCGTACAGGCACAGACATTTGACGGGGGTGTTACCCCTGAGCAGTTGGAAGCGTGGAAGAACAAGCACCGCAAGGTCTACCGTGTGGACATCGTGGACGGAGAGGACACCCATATAGGCTATTTCAAGCGCCCCGACTTTGCGACAATCAAGGCAATAACCAAGGTTTCCAAGACTGATGAGGTGGAAGCCGGCAAGATAATGTTTACCAACTGTTGGTTGGGCGGCAGTGAGGAACTGGGCACGGACGCCGTCCTTTTCATGGCGGTACAGGTGCAGCTCGGCAAGCTGGTAAACGGCTGCATGGGTTCCATAAAAAACTTGTAGAGGCGCACACCCTGGCGGATGATGATAACGAGGACACATTTGCCAAGGGTTGCGCCTTGATACGGGCGAACCTTCACAAAGACCCTGACGAAGTGGAAACGGAGGAGGAATGGGCGGCACTCTACGGGCAGGCCATTTGGCTTGAACGGTGGCGTAACCGGAACCGTGCGGAACTTATCGCAGCGCTATTCAGTGAAAAGAAGCATTAAGGGCGCCAGAACACCCACCACGGAAGCGGTCCGGCACTTTTCTTTGAGAGAGTGAAACGGAAAAGGTCAATCACATAGAGGATGAGCCCCAAGATACCGAGTACCAAGGCAGCGGCGAAAATCCAACCTATTATGTGCGCTAATATATTGACCATAATGTTAAGCGTGTAACACGATGCAAAAGTAATAAAATAATCTGATATGGCTAACGTTTTTGACTACATTTTCAATATCGGGGGCAATTACACTGCCACCATTAACGGCATGAGCACGGCGACCGGTGACTTTTCGGCCAAGGTTGACGGTGCGCAGAACAGCATCGGTAAACTTACCACGGTGCTGGCCGGCATTGATTTGGTCAAAAACGCCCTTTCAGGTTTGCAGCAGGCGACTGACGCATTCAGCGTGTCCGGCATAGCGCTTGACCGCAATATGCACGACCTTAGCGCCGTCGCAGGCGTTACGGGTGACAGCCTTAAACAGATTGAGAGTTTCGCCCGCCAGTCAGCCAAGACCTTCGGGACTGACGCCAGTGTTGCCGTGGAGGGCTACAAATTGCTTTTGTCGCAGTTAAGCCCGGAACTTGGTAAATATCCCGAAGCCTTGTGCGCCATGGGCGACAACATCCAAATCACCAGTAAGCTGATGGGTGGTGACGGAGTGGCGGCCGCCCAGGTTCTGACAACAGCCATGAACCAGTATGGCGTGAGTCTTGAGGACCCGATGAAAGCCAGTGAGGAAATGGCACGCATGATGAATGTAATGGCGGCAGCCGGTCAGGCAGGATCAGCAGAACTTCCGGCAATATCGGCAGCCCTGCAACAGTGCGGTATGGCCGCCAAGGCTGCAAATGTCAGCTTTGAGGAAACCAACGCGGCTATCCAGGTGCTTGACAAAGCCGGCAAGAAAGCCAGTGAGGGCGGTGTCGCCCTTCGTAACGTGCTGGGGCAACTTTCAAAAGGCCGGTTTGTGGAGAAGCAGGCAGCCGAGGAACTGCAAAAGGCAGGCATAGACGTGCAGGCATTGGGTGACAACAGCAAGAGCCTGAAAGAGCGGCTCGACATGTTGAAGCCGATGTTAAACGACAGTGCGCTTTTATCAAAGTTTTTCGGTGTTGAGAATGCCAACGCCGCCCGTGCGCTTATCCAGGGCACAGAAGCGTTGGACGGCTTCACGCAAGCCGTTACCGGGACGAACAGTGCCACAGACCAGGCGGCAATCATCATGCAGAGTTATGCCGAGCGCCAGGCGGTAGTGAACCAGAAAATCGAGGACTTCAAAATATCGGTTTTCCAGGCCACCGGGGACACCACCCTTTGGGCAGGTGCCATTATGGGGCTATTGACCCCGTTGGCACAACTCATGCCGCTTATTCTGGGTGTCGGTAAACTGATGATGTGGGTTAAGGGGATTAACTGGGCAGGGATGTGGACATGGGTAAAAAAATCCGTTTATGTTGCCCGTCTGCAAATGGCGTTTATGAACCGCGAACTAATCACCGGGCAATTTGCATCCAACGGCTTTTTAATCAACATTACCCGTGCCACCCTTGCAGTGCTTCGTTTTGCCACAGTCGGCATATTCAATGCCCTTAAAGGCTTGGGGGCGCTGGTTTTGTCCTTCGTGACCGGCGGCACCGCTTCCGCCACCTTTTCCACCATAGCCTCGACATCCTTTTCAGCCTTTGCGACGGTAGCAAAGACCGCTTGCCGTGCCGTGTCGGTAGCCATTATGAGCATTCCGATAGTCGGCTGGATAGCGGCAGCCATAGCCGCCCTTATCGCCATAGGTGTGTACTTCTGGAACACTTCGGCAAAATTCAGGGCGGTTCTGAAAGGGACTTGGGCAGCGTTCAAGGCCTGTTTTACAGGTATCGGAGAACTGGCAAAACAGACCTTCGGTGCCATTGGCGACCTGATAAAAGCCGCTTTCAGCCTTGACGCAAAAGGAATTTCCAATGCCTTGAACAAATTGAAATCCGGATTTTCCGACTACGGCAAGCAGATAGGCGCGGCGTTCAATGAGGCATACGATGCAGAAATGAGCGAAGCCGCCAAGAAGCAGGCAGCGGAGAAAGCCAAAGGCAAGAACCCTGCCACCAACGGGACCGGGGCGGCAGTTCCTACGGTAGAGGTTCCCAAGGTGGACCCCACCGGTGGCAGCCTGGGCACAGCCACCGGAAAGGGTGCTGCATCCGGGGACGGCGGCGGTAAAATCCGTAACGTGACAATCAACATAGAGAAACTGGTTGAGCGCATAGAACTGCATACAGCGACCGTAAGCGAGGGCACCGAGCAGATAAAGGAGCGGGTGCTTGAGGCCTTAATGGGTGCGCTCAATGATACCCAACTGGCAACAGAATGAAACTACCCGTAAGCATATCATTTATGGCGGTCAGTGCGGCCCAGTTTGCCGCAAAGTCGCTTATACGTTTCAAGCCCGGACGCACAGGTGAAGCTCCGAGCTGGGAGGGCCGCGGTAATGACATAACCACCCATGAGGTCGGCACCCCGATAACCGACCGGTCATATTGGGAGGGCCGTTTCGCCCTCTGTACTCTTACTTTCCGTAAGGAGGACGGCGCAGAGCTTGAAATAACGGATGCGGTGGCAGCGGTCAGCCGAGAGCGGCGTATTGTCTGCACAGCCCTGACCGGGCGGGACGGCACGGTGAAAGAGTACATCAACGAGGGCGACTGGGCTATCAACATCGTTATAGGTGTCCAGGCGGTGCGCGGTGGTGTCATTACGGACGACTACCCGACCGAGGAACTGCGGCAGCTCCGTGAGTTCCTGGACGAAAAGAAACCTTTGGAGGTTTACAGTGCCTTCTTTGACATTTTCGACATTACGAAAATGGTAATAAAAAGTTATTCCGCGTCGCAGGAGACTGAGGCCAACTACCAGGCCGTCAGCATAAGCGCGGTAAGCGATGAGGATTACGAAATATACAGCAACGAGTATTAAACAACCATTAAACAGTTATTAAAATGGCATTTACACAAGAACAGGAGGCGAAGCTGGCGCAGTTGCTGGCAGCCTTTGAAAACGGCAAGCGCATCAATGAGCTGGAACAGGCAACCGGCGACCTTGGCGCTATGCAGATTGAAGTCATGGACGAGACGGGCGAGACCCGGCGCATGGAGCTTGAGCGTGCCGTGTCCGAAGCCGGCAACCCGATAGCGGGTCGCTGGTGGAATGAGGATAACGCCACCACCAAGGCAGCCGGCTGGTTCGGCTCACTGGAAGCCCTGAAAAAGTTGCCTGAAACCTTGGGGCTTGGCCGCTACCTTGTGGCGGACGACCTTACCATGCGCAAACTTGATCCGAAAGACAGCACCAAGTTTGAGGACGGCAGCCCTGCGGCCTTGGATGGCTCAATGGGCCAGTGCATGTGGTGCTGGTCCCGTCCCTGGTACTTCACCACCTGGCGCGAGGGCTCACGCAGTTACTGGGCCATAACCTTGAAACCTATTGAGGGACGCACAAGTTACCGCATTCCCGTGGGCGGTACATCTTGGCTGGGCGCCGGTGTCATGGACCGCACGGAAAACAAACTGTGTTCGGTGATTAGTGAGGACGAACGGTACAGGGGTGGTAACGGTGCCGCCCTGACCCTTGCGAACAATGCCAAACGCCCGGCACTTGACACACCGCAGGCCACGATGTTGGGAATGGCGGCAACCGCCATAAGTACAACAACATTCGGGACGAATGCGCGCAAGCGCGGTGACGGCTGGGAAGCCAACTGGTTTGTGGCACAGGCAGCCGTTGAAATCCTTTTGTTGGTCATCATGGGCGACCGCAACACGCAGGCTGCATTCAAGGAGGAACGCGATGCCAACGGCCTGTACCAGGGTGGTTTTGGTACCGGCGTAACCGATATGCCGGACTGGAACGGATATAACGGCACATACCCTGTTATTCCTACCAGTGTCGGTCTTGAAATGGGCGACGGTACGGGCTTGGTTTCTTATTCGTTGCCGGCGAGCGAAAGCACGGAGGACCAAGAAACACCATATAAGACATTTAATGTGCCTGTGTTCTTTGGCCTGGTACATGCCGGTTACGGTCATTTGTGGCGTTGGGTGCGTGGCCTGACAATCAGCCAGGAAGCCGGAGTGAAAACGGAAGTGTATGTGGCCAAGAGCATGGCGGCAGCCTTTAACCCTAACAGTATAGAGGGACTTAAAAAGGTTGCCGAATGTCCGCAGAAAGAGGGTTACATCAAGCGTAAGAGTTTTGAAGGCTTGTGCGCTATGCCTACGGAAGTGGGTGGAAGTTCATCCACCTATTATTGTGACTACTTCTATACCAACGGAGCCACGGCCACCGGCCTTCGTGTCCGCGCGGCTGGCGGTAGCGCTAACTATGGTGCGAATGCGGGCGCGTTCTGCGTGACTGCGCATTCTGCGGCTTCGACTGCGTCTGCGGCCTACTCGT